AGAATGGTGTAACATTTGGCTAAGAATAAAGCAGATAACGGCCTGACGGCTCAAGGCAAGGACGACTCACTCGAAATAATCCAAGAGAGACATGCAAAGGACAAATACGCCTTCGACTCACTCTCGGACCCGGAGAAAGCCCGCTTTCAGATCCGTAAGCGTATCCAATACGAGACAGAGCCGTGGACATTCCTCACTGACTGCGTATATACACTCGATCAAGTAGACCAAAGGTGTCCGATAAAACCCTTCCCGTCCGATCTCGAATATCTCGAATTCCTAACAGCGCTCTGGGTGGCCGAAACTAAGATAGCCATACCGAAATCACGTCGTATGACATGCTCTTGGAATTTCATCGCCCTATACCTCTGGGATACCATGTTTAAGACGGGACGCTTCAACGGATTCGTAAGTAAGAAGGAAGACGATGCCGGGGATCTAGTAGGCAGGGCCGAATTCATCTTCCAACAAATCCCTGAATGGAGAATCCCGAAGGCCCTACTCCCGGCAATAAAGAACGGAAGGATGTCAAAGCAACCTCCAATACTTGAATTTCCAGATTTAAACTCTAAGATCCAAGGCTTCCCCCAGGGCGCAGGACAGCTCAGACAATACACCCTCTCGGGTATTCTCGGGGACGAATGCGCTTTCTGGGAGCAAGCTCAACAATTCTACTCAGCTTCCGCCCCGACATTAGAAGGAGGGGGGAAAATGACATTAATCAGCTCCAGGAGCCCAGGCTTCTTTAAGAAAATAGTCTTCGACCGTCTCGACTCAACAGAGTTAACGTTTAAAGAGAAGGCGCCCGTCCCCGTAAAAAGGCCGATCGAGGGCGTCGAGTTCTGGAAGAACCCTGACAACGAATTCGTCGTCGTTGATTTACACTATACAGCAAACCCGAGGAAAAGAAGTCCAGAATGGCGAGAAGCTGTTCGTAAGTCCTTACCGATTCGCGATTTTCTCATGGAGTACGAGAAGTCTTGGCAGACCTATGAAGGGAAGCCAGTCTACGAGGATTGGAATAATACTCTACACAAAACGGACACTATTGAAATCGAGCCAGGTCTCCCCCTCCTCCTTGGATGGGATTTCGGGTTATCACCGGCCTGCGTCATTTGCCAACTCGTAGGTAAACAACTCCGAATAATAAAAGAATTCATAGAAACGGACGGAAGTATAAATAAACTCGCCCCGGTCGTGTGGTCGTGGCTAAGTACCGAATGCCTAACTTGGGTCCACGACTCAGACCGTATGATAAAAAGCTTCATAGATCCCGCAGGCTTCAATCGGGCGGAAACGGACGAAGGGACTTGTGCGAAAGTACTCCGGGCGGAAGGATTCAAGAAACTTCTCCCCGGCCCAGTACGCTGGGAACCGAGGAGGCAAGCGGTCGAGCATTTCCTAACGAGGACATATGGCTCCGGCTCAGGACTCCTCGTCGCGGAGGACGACTGCCCGATCACCTACGAGGGATTCAACGGGGGGTATCAATACCCGGAGAAAGTCCGAGAGATCGAACCGAATAAAATAATGCCACTTAAAAATAAATTCTCACATCCCCACGACGCTATCCAATACGTATGCGCAGGGGCGAAAGAATTAGGCAGGCAGTACGCAGACTTCGATGACAAGCTTCCGGGCTATTCATTCCAAAGAGGTAAAAGATAATTTAAAGAACGAGAACGTAACACGAACAAGGTCGAACAAGACCAGGAGACAACTATGTCAGACAAAAAAGTAACCGATGAGTACGCACTCCGTTTCATCGAATCATGCAAGGAAGAAGCGGATCAATCGAAGCTCTCGCGTATGAGTTTAAACGAAGATAACTTTGAAATGTACCAACTCCGTCACAACTTCGAGCATAAGACAGAGGGACAGAGTAAGGAAATCTTAAGTAAAACACGAAATTCGACAGAACAAATCAAATCATTCTTCCAACAGTCCTTGGCCGATCTCGACGAATGGTGGAAAGTTTCCCCGATGAAGAACGGATCCGGGGAGGGTATGGTTATCCGTCCGGAGGAAATGTATAAACTAACAAACTATATGCTTAAGGAAGCGGACTACTTCTCACATATCGGGAAGCTAGTACAACTCGGCCTCCTGGGCTCCCTTTCGATAGCTAAAGTCCACGGAGAGTTAGTCCCGAAGCCCATTTATAAAGTAAAAAAGGGTAAGAAGAACGTAAAGAGTGTGGAAATGACAGAGAACCATACTTGGAGACTTAAATTCTCCGAAATTCGCCAGGAAGACTACTACCCAGACCCAACAGGGGACGGACTCTACGAGATAGAAGAATTTGAAGTCGATTTATACCACCTATACGACCAAGCGGAAGGCGAGGACGCTATCTACGACATATCTAAGGTCGAACAGGTAAGTACCATGGGAAATACCGACTTACAGAAGGAGAAGACGGCGAGAGAGACCGGGCAGGATGTAACGAACGAAGGAATTCGCTCACGTGTCCGACTTACTGAGTTCTGGGGGAGTATCATCGATGAGACGACGGGGAAAATGCTCCGAAGGAATTGCCTCTGCACAATAGCCAACGAGACAACTGTGATCCGCTCGGTCGAAGACAATCCGAACTGGCACCAAACCTCTCCAATAGTAGCAGGTGCGCTTATCGAAGTAGCGAGTTCTGTCTGGGGTATCGCCCTAATGGACGCAGGGACGAAACATAATCGCTCCCTAATTGAAATATATAACCTAATGATAGACTCGGCCATGAAAGCAATCTGGGGAGTTAACCAAGTCCGCGTAGACGCAATGGAAGACCAGAGCCAACTTACCGGAGGGATTAAATGGGGAACAAACATAAAAACAAACAGCTCCCTTCCGATCGGCGGAAAAGTAATCGAGCCGGTAATCACGGGCGAAGTTCCAAGTGATGTAATAAACATGTTCAACCTAATGACCCAGGAAACACTAACAAGCATGATGACCAATGACCTCCGAATGGGGGCGCAATCCTCTCGCGCAGTAAAAGCGACGGAAGTCGTAGCAAGTGAGAACGCAATCACCTCCGTCTTCCAAGGAATGGCGAAGAACTTCGAGGGGAAAGTAGTTGGGCCGGAATTAGAGCTTGCCTGGAAAACCATCGCCCAGAATTGGGACCTAATCGACCCAGAAGTATTCAAATCACTCTTCGGATCGGAACGTGGGCTTGAGCTTTCAAGCATGGACCCGCAAGACGTCTTCGTGAACACAGTAAACGGAACGAAGTTCGAAGTCTTCGGAATATCCATGGTATTAAAAAGGCAGGCCGACTACAGAAAATGGACAACACTCCTCCAGACAATCGGAGCAAGTGAAGTCTTAATCGAAGCCTTCCTCGCGAAATACTCCTTCGAGAAATTCCTCGGTGAAGTAATGACCGCATTAGATATCAACAAAACTAAAATTGAAAACGAAGTCGTTGCCTCGTCCCAGAACACGCCACCACAACCTACTCAAGAAGCCCCCTCACAAGGTCCGAATAACATGAGTCAGGTTCCCGGAGCGCAGAACGCGCCAGCCGGAGGCGGTGGAATGGAGGAGGCACTGGCTTCTGCTTTCGCGAGTAATCAAATGAACATGCCGTCGTCCCAGGCGATTAAGTAAGGAAGGGGGATATGACTAATTTCACACCCGACGAATTAAAAGTACTCCAATACGCTCACCCGATATTCATCCGAATGCTCGATGAGAAGGCGGAGTCAGCTTTAAACCGTATGTACTCGGAGCATAAGAATGGGGGGACGGAATTCCTCTCTGTAGTCTCCGAGTATTCAATACTTAAAGAAATGAAAAATGAAATAATTAGAACAATAACAATACAGGAGGAAAAGTAATGTCAGAAGCTAACGAGAACATAGAGGAAGTTATCGACGAAGATATCAATGTCGAAGTGCTTGACGATATCCTAGGTGATGAAGGAGAGGTCGGGGACGAAGAAGAGGACACGAAGCCGGAACCAAAGTATAGCATCGGAGATCAATCCTTCCAGACCTTGGAAGAGGCCAGAGCCTACGCAGACAAATTAATACAAGACGAGCCGGTAGGTGGAGACTCTTATAACGCTTATCGTCAAGGTATTCTCGATGCCAGGGGTACAGGGCAGAGTGAGGAAAATGTTACACAGGAAGAGCAGGATGATTTCGACGAAGAACAATACTTCGCAGACCCTAAAGCTTTCCTTAAAAGCTACGGCGAGAAGATAGCTAACCAAGCCGTACAAAACGTAACTAAGAACCTATCACTTAAAGACGAGAGTAATAAAATATGGGGAGAATTCACCTCAAGACACCCTAAATTAGAGGACTTCCGCTCCGAGGTCGAGGATTATGTAAGTAAGAATCAAAGCCAAGTCCAGAAGATCATAGCCAAGCGCGGAAGGTCCGACGGTTACGATTGGATTGCTTTACAACTTACCGATCAATTCAATCGCTATGCTAATGCACTAAAGCCCAGTCGCCGCTTGGCGAACAATAACACCGTCTCCGTACCTAGTGGCGGCACGAGAAATGTTACACAGAAAAAAGGGGTTAAAAAAACTATGACAATGGCCGAACAGATACGTAGCATAAAACAGAAACGGTAAAACACCGAGTAATTACTCTCGGTTCAATTCCGTAACTAACGAAGGAATAACCGGGAGAGTTTTTTAATGGCTACACATAGTTGGGTATACGACGGACCCTCAAGCGTCTACAAGAACCACACACTTTCAGCTGATATTAGAATGGCTGCAATTGCACAGACTAAGTTTGTACAATTCACAATGCCAGAAGATGGCTCGGGCAGAAAGAAGGGCGAAAGCGTAACAGTAACTAGAATATCTAATGTTGATGTTCCAACAACTGACGTACTAAATGAATTAGAAAGAATCCCAGAAGATACTTTCTCACTAAGTACACAGGCGATTTCAGTAGATGAAAGAGGTAGAGCAATCCCTTACTCTTCTTTATCTTTAGACCTTGCACATTTCGATTTAGAAAATGCAATCCAAAAGAAACTAAGAGATCAACTAGCATTACGTTTAGACGCTACGGCGGCGGACGCATTTAAAGCTGGTAAGATTAAAGCGATCCCAGATGGTTCTGCTTCAATCACTTTCGATACGGACGGTACTCCAAGTACTCAAGCCACTTCAAACTTAAACGTTTACCATGTTGAAGAAATCAGAGACTATATGTTCTCTACTTTAACTATCCAACCATACTCTGACGGTGATTACATTGTCCTAGCGAGCACTAAAGCTTGTCGCGGAATCAAGAGAGATCCGAACTGGGAAAAATGGAAGACATACACTGACCCAGAAGCAAAATACATGGGCGAAATCGGACGTATCGAACATTGCCGTTTCATCGAAGTAAATAACACTAACGCACTTTCAGGTTCATTAGGTTCAAGTTCTGTACTTGGCGAAGCAGTATTTTGCGGAGACGACCCAGTAACTATGGCAAGCGTTCTCGAGCCAGAACTTCGTGCGAAAGAAGACGGAGATTATGGACGTAGTAAAGGTGTTGCTTGGTACGGTATTTATGGTTTCGGACAAATCTGGTCAGACAGCGCGAACGCTGGTGAAGCTAGAGTAGTTCACGTAACTAGTTCGTGAGCCTAAAAACTTACAAAAACTTACATTAACTTAAATTAAATTAGATCCTTTAAGGAGAATTATCACATGAGCTATGAAAAAGAATATGGACACTTAGCGTTTTTCGTTCCTAACGTACCTCTTGCTGTAACAACGGCTGGAGTTAGTAAGGAAATCGATATCGGGGCGGCTTCGGCTGACCACGGTGAATATGTATGCATTAAAAATTGCACTGTTAAAAGACTTGGTTTCGTTGTAACAGGCGAAGCAGCTGGCGGAACTTCCGTTGCTCCACAAGTTATTTTTACTAAAAGACCTACACCACTTTCCGCTTCTAGCGAAGTAGTTGTAGAGAACTTAGTGATACCTGATGGGACTGCAATCGGTTCGGTACTTTACTTAGATTTCTTACCTGTAGAATTCGCAGTAGGCGATTCAGTAGAAATCTCACATGTAGTCGGAACTGGTACACCAACTGGAAAGGGTCATGCCTTCTTCCTTTGCTTGGATTGCCCAGAGGTTGCAGGAAATAACACTGACATGATCGCTTCGGCGTAAGGGAGTTAACCAATGGCTGCAATTGCATCAAGTGACGTTTCATATAGCCAGGTAGCAGGGAGTGCGAAAGCATCTCCTTCCGATCCGGCGAAACGAGCACAATATGAAATTACATTCGGAAACGGAGCACTTACTTACCCTGCGGGCGGAATCCCGTTACTTAAAGGTAAGTTAGGCGCCCCAAGTAACATGCAAGAATTTATCATAATGGAAGCTGACGCTGACGACGGTTACGTTTACAAGTACGACAAGAGTGCGGAGAAAATCCGTGCTTACTACGTACCTGACTTAGACGGAGACGCCGCATCTGCCGCACCATTAGACGAGTTAGCAACGGACGAAGCTCCGGCTGCGACCACTTTAATTGTAATAGTTCAAGGTTATTAATAACCTTGGCCCGAAACTAAGGAGAGAAGAAGTGAAAGAAGTAGAGAAATTTAGTCTAAAGACCCATCATTTCGACCCAAAGGGTAAGTTATTCGATAAGACACCTTATCGTTTACACGTACTCCGAGGGGCGAAGTTATTCGAACGTCCATCTGGATCTGGAAACGTATTTTACGAGAACGGAGAAATGGCAGGACGAATGAATTACAAGGTGGACGAGCACGGTAAAGTTAGTAAGAAGTACGAGGATAAGGCCGAACATGCTGCTTATATAGCTCCATTAAATGCCGATGAAGCTCTTGCGCAGGAGTCTGCTCAGGTACGTAACGAGAACGAAGCTCTCCGTAAGGAATTAGATGCAATTAAAGCCGAGAAGAACAAATCAGCTATTAAAATCATCGAAGCCAAGCCAGAGGCGTCCGCTAAACTTATCGAGCCTCAAGCTAAAGAAGTTAGTGAACCGAAAAACTACAAGGATTTATTATGAGTTTAGGTGGAGTACTTACGGACACAGCTTACTTAGACGCATCGAGCACTAATATACCTGCTTCGGGTGGTAACTCCATATCTTTAATCGCGGCAACTTCGAAAGAGGTTGCTTCAATGCTGATTTCATCTAACGTCGCCGTGCCTTTTTATTTAACATTAGGTCCGGTCGGTAGTGAGGAGAATTGGATATTGATTCCTGGTTACGCAAGTATCGTAGTTACCCTAGATAAATTTTCAATCACAGCCAGTAAGGGTGTGCGTATCGGAGCGAGAGCTTTCGCAGACGCTGCAGCCACTGCCGGACTAGTGACAATAAACCTTTGGAGCTAATAACTCCTAGTTAATTCAGGAGGAAGAGTTTGGCCCAATTTAGAACATGTGCAGATATATTCGACGAGATACTACAGAAGTCGGGCGAGGTTACTAACGGTAACTCCGCTTATGAAGCTCAGGTAGTTACTTACGCGAACAAAGCCCATCATGCGATTATCGGTGGTGGGAATTTATTCAGTTACCGCGTAGACGAAGATTGGAAGTGGGCGAGAGCGAAGAATCCTATCGTCCTAGAGTTACTCCCTGCGTACACGCTCGGAAGCTTAACGGTAGTCAATAGTGATATTAATATTACATTTTCAACCGCCCCGTCCGTATCGGTCGAAGGGTGGTATTTACAATTAGACGGCTATAGGACGGTTTATAGAATAACTGAGAATTCGGCAGGCGTTGCCTCCGCAGTTATAGACTCGGCCCTCCTTCAACCTTCTGGGAGTTATAACTTCCGAGTTTATAAATTAGATTATGAAATTTTCCCTAGCTATCTCTACGTAGATAGTTTTAACGATAAACTTTCCTTCGAGGAAACGAGTGGGACGACATTAAACATTTCACTAACTCACGGCAGTTATACTCCGAATGGATTAGTCAGCCATGTAGTTAGTAAGTTGAATGGAAGTGGGGCGAGTGTCTACACAGGAAGCTATGACTCGGTTCTTAAAGAATTTACATTAACTAGTGATTTATCTGGGGGAGGGAATGTCTTTACACTCCTAGGTGCTACGGGCGTATCTGTGAAAAGAAGTTCCCTCTCCCTACTTGGTTTCGACCAGAAGGACTACGCCACGGCGGGAAGTCATACAAGTAGTTATATTATAAATGGTATCTGCCGCTTGGTGGCTCCGTTTAAAGTTTTCTCGAATGCGAGTACTCAGCCATTTATTAAATCCCTCGACCCAGAGGAATTGGAAGAGACCTACCCGATTGCTTTAACCAATCAGAAGACTCCGACGAACTTCGCTAT